TACGCCTTTAAACTTAGTCCCTCTAATAGCCGCACCCGTTCCTCTAGATTTTTTAGAAGATGATTTAGCACGCTTCTTAACTGCACCACCCTTTTTCATAAATCCCATTTTATTTCTAACTTTTTTAGGTAATTTTTTTAATCCTTTTTTATCTGATGGTACTAATTTTAATGCAATGCCACCCTCAGCCATTTCTAGACCCATGCCTTTTTTACGAGCGTAAGCCATACCCCCCATATTTTTTGCCATAAATCCTTCTGGCTCTCCTTTAGCCAAACCTGTTTTTTTTATAATATCACCAACATCTTTAAAGGATAAGTCTACTGCTTTAGCTATATCTTGTTTTGAATTTTTTGGATTAAAATACATATTTCTTATTGTATTCCAAATTGGTGAAGTTATTACTGCTCCAGAACCTAATTTTACTACGCCCTTTGTAATTCCATATGCACCTTTTAGTATGTCCATCGTTCCGCCCATATTATACTCCTAATTTTTTCATTTCGTTTGCGAGCTCTTCGGCTCTGTTCTTGGTTTGTTTCGCCCAACGTGAGTCGAGCATCTCAATAGAAGCACTATCATATTTACTTTGTGATAAATTTTTCCACATATTCTTGAACTTACTAACTCCCGTAGCCCCAAGCTGAAATACCATTTCTGTTATTATTTCTTTTGCTTCTTCTTTTATATCAGAGCAATCAAATTCAGTACATAGTCTACTTGCTGAATCTTGTGCACTCTTCAAATCCTTTTTAAATATATCTGTTAGATACTCCTCCGAGTATTCCTTTCCGTCCTCCCAGAAATCCTCCACGCATAAATGGCCGTAGCCAACGGTTCTCTTATCTAGGGTATCCTTGTAAACGGTATTACGAAAACCTTCGTGTCTCTTAACTCTATCCTCTAATGATTCCATTACCAGTAACTTCCTTTCGGCCCTGTGGGCTCCTCGTATGGTGCATCCTGCGGGTGACTAACCATCCACCCCTTACGCAATCTCAGTAGAGCCTGCGTTGTTGAATCCACTAAGTCATCGTGCTTCGCATTAGGAAACATAGCGAACTGGTTCATAACGTCTGCTGACTCATCCGTGTCGGGGAACCACACTCTCCCCCCCTCGAATAGAGGGGCGACCGAGTGTACTCTTGCCAGTTTATCCATCTTCTTTGGATTGAATGGCGTAATCGGTATACCCGTTCTCATTAATTCCTGTACGAGTGACCAACCACTCGCCTTCGCCTCAACTAATACTAAGTCTGGCTGTAGTTCATTGTATAAGTGAACCGCTTGATTTTTTAATTCGGGGAAGGTTAACTTCTCTCGAAATGAATGAATCAAATAGAGATTGTATCCGCCCTCGCCACTGAAGACACCCCACGTTGTGCACGCAGAGTAATCCGATGTCTCGGTTACTGTGTAGGCTGTATCCCACGACTGTAAGATGTAATCCATTTCTGGTGGGTGCTCTCTCGTCCACGGCTTCCACCACCACCTCTTGATGATGTTACCCTCCTCAACGGATGGTTTCTGTGAGTATAGAGATGACCACTCCCGTGTGCCAATCGTCTTCTTAATTTCTTCTAATCTCTTTAGTGGGTACGACTCCTCCCACAGTGGGTCTCCCTCTTTTAACTCTAGCATGGTAGCGGCTCTCTCATTTAAGATTGCCGGAAACTCTACAACGTCCCAACCCTCGTGTCCTGTCTCCTTTAGAATCCAACCGGCCAAGTCATCCTCGTGCCACCGTGTCTGAATTAATACAACGGAGCCGTTAGGCATTAGTCGTGTGTAGGCTGTTGCCCTGTACCAGTCGAGTAGGTTCTTCCGCATTGCCGCAGAGTCTGCCTCCTCTCGTCCTTTAATCGGGTCATCAATTAATAATAAATGTGCACCACGTCCGGTGATAGCACTCCCTGCACCCACGGCGAAGTATACGCCGCCATTCGTTGTGTTAAATCTCCTCATACTGGATGAGTCGGTGGATAGTTCCGCATCCGGGAATACATCCGTGTATCTCTTGTCTTGCAGTTGGTTACGAACCTTACGTCCGAAGTCATCCGCTAAATCCTGTGCGTAGGTTGCACATATAATATACTTGTCTGGGTTCCTACCCATGTACCAAGCCGGAAAGAATTCCGATGTCAGAATAGACTTGCCGTGTCTGGGTGGCATGAATATCGCTAGCCTCTTTATGTCTCCCCTCTCCACAGCCTCTAATTTGCTCGCTAGGAGCTTAATGTGCGGCGGTGATAGGTAGTTGTCCATCTGGAACTTAGCGTACCCTATGAGGCTTGTTCTTGCTTTTTCTTTAGACTCTATATCCTTCACTTGCTCTACTAGTCTCTCTAGTTCTGCAATCTTTTGTTCTGTTGATTTATCTATCATAAATAATAAGGGGTACTTGAAAAAACATATCTTAACAGTAATTGTTAAAAATAAAGCACCCCTTTACATTTAATATTAATTGGGAGGAAATATTAAATTAAATTTTTTATACCCCCCTATGTCTGTTTTTGTCAAGCCCCCTGTTTCTGCTATTATGGTAAGTTGGTGTGCAGTATATGGATGTTAGAGTAATCCGACAAATTGGGGGGTGGGGGGTCAAACAATAGTAGTATGACTAGATGGATGTTACATAGTATAAATAATAAGGTACTTAATGCATTATGATGACCTTTGTTTACCTGTTATGCAGGCAATATGTCCTCATATTCTCAAGCAATTGGATATTGTAATAATATCGTTACTAATGCTGTATTAATATGTCTATATATTTCAATGACATATCATTGTATCTGTCTTAAGTTACAATCATTTCTGTTATCGTAACATTGAATTCTTTATATTGTAGCATCCATCTAGTTATAATATCTATTGATGATGATATGCTCATGTTATTCTTAATCTATTGTAGTTGGTGATAGCAATCCTCTTAATTAATCCTGCTGTCACTAGGTAATCATATAAGTATCATATCAACCCCACCACAATATCAATACAATCCTATTATTAAACTTGTTTTAAGGCTTGTGAGTGATGTTGTAGACTATGAGTTGAGTGTTATTACCTTAAAGTATTTTATAATAATGTACTCATTCTATCTTATTTTCACGTAGTATATGTGAAAGGACTACATATGAAAATACCTGTTAAAATATACCAGACTATACAAGGTGCATTAATATTACAGAATGAAATAAACCAAAGTGTTTATACTGATAAAAGAAATCGCAATGCAAGAGACCATGAAATAGAGAATGCATTTAAATGGTTATACAAACATAAGAGAAAGATGAGACCTTCTACTGCTTAAACTTTCTTCCATAGAATAATACAATGAGATTGACTGTAGTATTTATGACTACTGCACAAACTAATATTATCTCATGAGTTGGAATGTCCATTCAAGGCTTACTGAGTTCTCTCTCTCTTCTGTTTGATAGACTCTCTCATTGAGATATTAAGTAACTCTTCTGCCTCTAACATTTTAGTATGAAAGTCTAAGTTGTCTTCACACTTACACTCTTCGTTGCTTCCACATTCGCATGGCATTTTATTTCTTTACCTCTTTTAACTCTGTGACTTTTTTCTCTGGAGTTTTTTGCTCCTGCATTTCTTTATTGATTTGATTTATTAATTGGAAACTCTCAACGTAAGGTTTTTTTGAAAGGTACGAAATTAAATTATTCAAAAGTGTATTACTAATATTCATACTAATGTTTTGTATCCTTCACTAGTTTTATGTTTGGTTGTTTCTGTTCCTTTGATATGTCATTCTGGATTGACAAATATAATTCTTGGATGTGTGTCTTCAAAGCCGTAATGTCATTTGAGTCTGCAACGAATGTTGAACTTATGCTTGTAGGATTTCCTGTTAACAAATTAGATAACTTTGCACTCTCAACTGCAATCTTATTTAGTCCAACTAAGTCCTGCACCTTATCTACATTACTTACATTCTGAAGATTATTTAAAACTATTTGCAATGCTTTGTCTGATGTCTCTTTGAGTTGCTCTGTTATCTCTGTGAGTTGTACTGCTTTTTTTTCTATTATATTATCCATAGCAATTGCACTTGATTTATTATCTACCTCAATACACATTTGTTTCCATTGAGGAGAATGTCTAAAGATAGTTGCGAGGGAGGGAAGAGACTTGCCTTTAAACTTTTCTTTTAACTCGTTGTGCAATTTTCTAATTGAGCGTGGTTTATTTTGTTTGAGATAATAGTCTCTAAAATTTTCTACACTTATTTTTGTCTTGTTACCCATAATTCACCTTACCTCATTCTATATTTAATCTACCCTATTTGAATGGAATATATAAGAGAACAAGATAAGAACCATACATTGTCCTCTAATAACCTATATATACTCCTATATATTTAATTGTTATTTAGGTATTGCATTGTTGTGTCAAACTGATACAAAATCCAAATGATTATTCGTTCCCACCTAATGATGAACTTCTTTCTAGAGGTATCTAGGGCTAGGGTGCTAGAGACGTTAGTAGCTAATAGCAAAAGCCAAAGTGTGTTTAGAACAATAGAGAGACTGCTCCTAAGATAAGACCCTTTGTCTCTCCTAATAGAAGGAAACACGAATAGAAAATACAAACAGAATTTATAAATTATGTTTGTTTGATTATGCAGGATAGTAAAGGTGTAAGTGACCCTGCCAAACAACTAGAAATAATTTTATATTGAGGGCAATTTATTTTGCCCTCTATTATTTTATCTTTGAGTATCTAATCATGAAAGCTAATCGCTATGAACTTTAGATATTCAAAGATGCAATAATGCATCGCTCTAATTATTAACTTGATGGAGAATATTATGAAAAAATTTATGAGAAAAAAATCTACAATTAAATTGGTTGATTGTGAGGTTAACTATATCGAAGCAGACGAACCAATTATTACAATAGACTTTTTATACAGAGGTGTAAAAGTTACTAGATTAATAGACCTTAAAGATATTATTAATTCTGCTAATGAAAATAAAAGAGATGGAGACAAATACCTTTCATTCGAAAAAGAAATGGATGAGAAAAAATTTGGTAAAGCTAAAATACTTAACAAAGTTGTGGAGGTTTAAATGGAAACTTTAATTAACCAATTAAAACCGATGACTACTTGGAATGACTTTGCTAGGAGTTTGTGTGACCAATACGAAAGTAGAGGCACACTATCTGAAAAGCAAATTAGTTCTGCTGAAAGAATGATTAATAAAATGGCTACCAACAGAATGGCAAGACAAAGTAAAATTAAGACTGTTGATACCACTAAAATTGATGAGTTATTCTCTACTGCACAAGGCAATGGCTTAAAGAGACCTAACTTTTATGTTGGGGATTTAAGACTGTCTCTTGCAGGTGAGCGTAGTAAAAACTTTGGCTCAATTTATGTTCAGCACTCTGGTGAGTATATGGGTAAAATTACAAGCAATACTTTTTACCCTTTATCTACTACACCTCAAAGTAGTATTGACCTGCTAGTTAAGATTGCCGAAGACCCCAAACAATCTGCCATTGAGCATGGCAAAATGTCTAACCATTGCTCGATGTGTAATAAAGAATTAACTGATGAGCATTCTATAGAGGTTGGCTATGGTAAGAGATGCTCAGAGAATTGGGGATTAGAATATTAAATGACCGTTGTATACAGCAGGGTAATATATCCTGCTGTACTGCTCTAGGCGTTGATGCCTACTGATGTGTCTCTGAAAATTGAGACGAAAGCAGAAAAAACATAAGGAGGTTCTTATGTGTTGCATCCTATTCAAAGTAACTAGCTCATGTCGTAGGTTAACCTTACGAATAGATACAACCAATAATGGTTGTTGAGGTTATTTGAGTAGGCAACAATTAATAGTAAATGTGTTTAATGTGTTACTTGGTAGTAATGTGACACTTAGCATTTAGAACTACCAGAAGCCTTAAATATAAGGGCTAGTTGTTTAGCCCTTATATTTTTATTAACTTGATAAGGAA